TCTCTGAGCTGATCGTCAAGGGGGATCTGATTTTACTCGAATCAGAAGCGAAGAGTCTGAGGATCGCCCATCTTCAACACCTATTATCACAGGTTTGTCTCGATCTTGACATCGCTAGGGGGGGGGATAACGATCATTATTGGTCAGAGAAAAAGAAACTATTATTCAACGAGTGTCTAAGTCAGCTCGAAGGCACGATTCATAGGTTCGCAATCAACGATTACAAGAATTAAAGATCGAGGGAATTAATAACACCCAGGGCCTCGAATTATTAATTGTCAATATTCTGGCCAATTCCCTTCAATTGCTGTAAAACAGACTGAGACGGAGTGATCTTAACCTCTTCTAAAGCGATCAGATAATTGATTTTTACAGGGAGCGGATTGGTGAAACCACCATTCGCCATGATCCCCGCATACACATACAGCTCATTCGTTACGATCCTATCAAGATCGAGTAGGAAAGACTGATCGGCGGGAACAGTTGCATGTCCTAGGAAGTAATCATTCGTATCGAATCCTCGAAGATGAACAGAAGTCCATCCGAATAGCCGGTTGTCCTCGACACTCGAGATCTGAGAATATCGAACCGGGGCCGGTAGTTGATCGGTTGAGAGGGATCCAAATAGTACAGGATTGTTATTTGCCGTGATCGTATTCTGTGATTCAATGTCAGCTAGCCACAACCATGCCCCTGTCACCTTCCATCCTTTCGTACGATCAGGAGATTCGTATGATAATGCTAGAGCTTCTCCACATGTCCCAAGATTCATCTCAGCCGTGAGTGTTCCTCGAAGTGTTAGATCCCTTGCCATTCTACTTCCTCCTCATCTTCTTCTTGGTCATAGTATGGGCTCTCTTCATCAGTCTCGAGACAGGTGTTCGAGGATGCTTCTTCTTGAGAGCCTTCATGGATCTGCCGAACTCCATCTGGTATTTCGATCTCTTTCGGCGCTTCTTGGGTTGCGCCGCGATCACTGGATCGTTCATCATCAATCCTGATCCCCTAGCTCCGCCCATGATCTGCTCCTGAACGGGCACAAATACGGATCCGCCGTTTCCATCTGAGGTGATGTAGCCGTAGATCCTTTGTGTGAAGTGGGTTCCTTGGGACAATGCCAATCCTGTTCCTAGCCCAGTCAAGGCGTTACCCATCGTGAAAGCGACGGGTATAGCCGGGGCTACTGCAGGAGCGACCATCCTCGAACACCTACTGCTGAGACAGAGCTAGAGCCATAGCGGAGCTTTGACTCATCTTCTCAATCGTGCATTCCATGACTAGGGCGACTTTCAGATCGTCGCTAGCTAACCATTCAGATCCAGCCTGTCCACCGAGGTACAGGGTTTCAACGGCCACTAGGTAGCCATTCGAGAAATGTTGAGGTGCGTGTGAATCGTTGTATGTGGTTGCAGGGGGATTCGGTGATCCATCAGGGTTCCTCGCCCAGATCTGAGATTTGAACACAGTGGATTTGTCGAATAGACTAACCAATCCCGATTGGCTCTGTGTGGTGATCTGGCAAGAAGCAAATCCTGCTGTGTTAGCATCCATCTCTGGAGCTGTGCCATCCGAGGCAATCCACTCGTACTCGACGTTGTGGATCCTGAGGACTGCCTGTCCCAGAGCATCTACGTACGATCCCAGAGAAATGGGAGTTTGTTGGAAAGTGTTGCTGTCGTCTACTGTCAATTCTGCACGGATGAAAAATGAGTCTGATTTTGCCATACGAATTTGTGTAAAAAAAACTCGCTAATAAATATCATGTCCGCCGAAAGGGGGGATCTCCCCCCCCTGAGAGGCGGCATCTTCCTAATTCTCCCTATGTCTCCGCCGGCCATCCCATATGGCCTCGTCCCAGAGGGGCCCTCGCCCCGGCGGGCACTGGGTACAAAGGGAGGGTCGCTAATAGCCTCTCTCTATGGTTGAGTCATAATAATATTAATTAGAAGACTTTGTTTCGAGGATCCATGAGCCCAGAAGAGCGACATTTGACGCAACTCGAGATAGAAATGACTGCCGTGAAGAGGAAACTTCGAGAATTAGAGCATAGATTAGAGCTACTAGAGAGCGTGATCTAGATGCCGAACGTATCTGCAAGTCTATCTGATGAGGCCTATGCGATCTGGAAGGCTAAGGAAGGGAAGAAATCCCCGTGGATCTCTGAGCTGATCGTCAAGGGGGATCTGATTTTACTCGAATCAGAAGCGAAGAGTCTGAGGATCGCCCATCTTCAACACCTATTATCACAGGTTTGTCTCGATCTTGACATCGCTAGGGGGGGGGATAACGATCATTATTGGT